TAAACCATTTCCTGCTGTAACACCTGTTATGTCGCCAGTAGGTAAAACAGGAGGTGTATATGTAAACACACCAGTACTGTTATCATATGCTAAAGCACCAGTACCACTAGCACTTACTTGATTTACACTTACAGCGGCTCTACTTCTAGTATCTGTGTAGTATAAATTTGTACCTTCTGCTAAATCTGTTGTACTTGTTGGTAAAACAAAGTCTGTACTACCATCATTACTGAATCCCCATCTGTCTGTGCCTTCGTTCCATATGATATATGTGTTTGAACTAGAACCTCTGTCTACAAATAATTGTGAATTGGCACTTGGCGCCCCTACTTGTCCACTTTGTAATGTAATGTTTCTGTCTTCAACAAACAAGTCAACAACTGTTTGAGAATTAATGTTACCTGTAACATCTAAGTTACCACCTATACTAACATTATTTGTAACTGTTATACCAGTAGTACCTGTGAATGTGGCTTGTCCCGCACTTATATTTGCACTAGTAATATCTTTAGTAACAACTAGGTTTTCTGACATTGTTACATTACTAGTAAAATTACTTATATCACCAGAACCACCTAATGCTATTGTAACTCCATTTACTGTGAGTGAATCAGATGTTCCAAGGAAATCAACAACACCAGTTGTAAATGTTGTGCCATCATAAAATACATTCACAATACTTGTACTGTTTGGCGTAGTATCAATAGTGCTATTGTCGTTTATAAAGTCAAAGTTAGCCAATGACGCAGGGAACGTATGTCCACCTGTTGAATCTTGTGTTAGTATAAGTGTTACTGACCCACCTGAGCTTAGGTTACTAAAAGTTATACCAGTTATGCTGGCACCCAATGTTGCTTTGTGTATAGTACCGTTTGCAATATCAAATGTTGGAGTAGCACCTATTGTTCCGTTAGATACAATAGTCTCTTGATATTTTTTAAGAGTTAAATCATCTAAATTAGCGTCAAACCCTATTGCCCCTGTGCTTGTATTATATGTGATTGGCAATGTGTTACTTAGACTTGCTCTTGCTCTAGCATCAGTATAATATAAGTTAGTACTGCCTTCTGTTAAGTTATCTGTAGTACCTGTACCATTTAGGTATAAATTAGTACCTTCTGTTAAATTTGTTGTTGTTACTGCGGCACCACTTGTACTAAAGTATATGTTAGTTGTACCTTGTGCTAAGTCATCTGTTGTTTTACCAGTAAACAATGCACTACTGTTAATAGTAAAGTTACCACTACTACTATTATATACTAAAGGTGATGTTGCACTAAAATGTGATCTAACTTCACTTGCACTAGGACCTGTGTAAGTAATAACACCAGTTGAACTGTCATATGCGGCACTTCCGTCCCCACCAGCGTCTGTGACGCTTATTGCTGATCTGTAATTAGTATTAGTAGGTCCTGTGTATGTTATTACACCGGTTAAGTTATTATATGCTAATGAGCCATCACCACCTGCATCAGTAACTGATATTGCGGCTCTTATGTCTGTATTTGATAAAACAGCCGATTGTGCAACTGTTATATTAGATGTAGTTGATCCAACTGTTATTATACTGTTTGTAGTGTCAACACTAATGTTGCTAACTGGGACACTAACTGTTACATTTGCCATGCTAGTCTCCTTATGAAATTGTTGCTACTGTTACTGTGATATCTGCGGCTCCACCGCCACCCATGTCTACGTCTAATAATTGTATTGTATCAGTTGCTGTATATCCTGTACCTCTAGAAGTAATATCTACGTTTGTAACACCACCTGCTGTAACTTGTACACTAAATGTTGCGCCTGTACCTTCGTTGTTGCTTAATCCTGTTACTGTATAGGCACCAACTGCTCTATCGGCATCAGTGGCACTATTGTCTGTGAATGTTAGCACACCACCTACTCCTAGTGGAGTATAGTCTGCTTCTAATACTGGATCTGCTGGTGATACTGAACTATCCCAACGTTGCATTAGACACCATCTATGTGAATCTACAATAGCAGGATTGGAACCATTTGGGTTACTCCAAGTAAATGTTACAATACTTAATGGTACATTTGTTCTTGCACTTGGTATAATTCCGCCAGTGTATAAGTTAGGTGGTATAGAAAATTTAACAATTCCTGTTGCGGCGCCTGAGCTATCTATAAAAGTAGAAGGATCAATAGTAGTAGGTGTACCATTACCTATAAAACCTATAATTTTTGAATCTGTGAAATTTGGTAATCCTGTGTTTCTATCATATGCTACTGCATCTACTATGATTGTTTGATGATTTGCAGTAAACGAATATGTTGATACATCTGAACCATAGTTATAAGTGTATTGATTGGATTCGTTTGGAAATTGTTCTTCGACAACAACGTTGTCTGCGCCACCTACGTAGCTCTTGAAATCTAATAATCGACCTGACATATATACTCCTGTGGGATAAGACTGTTATACTGAGGCATAACAGAATATATTTAATTCAATACTATTTATCTATAATTACAAAGATGTGGTAAATTTACGCCAAGCCGCTTTGTAACCAATTGCAAATGATCCGGATGCTCCAGCACTACCAGGAAAATATGTACTACTACTACCGCCTGTACCATATTTGCCTCCGCCACCACCAGAACCACTGTTTGCTACAACAGTTGTTGGATTAGCAGTATCAGTACCACCATTACCACCCGATTGATATAGACCTGGAACTCCAATTGTATTTCTTGGCACACCAGCAGTTAGTGAACCACCGCCACCACCTTGAGCTAGAAAAACATTTGCTAAAGGTAATGATGGAATATTGACACTATCAAGATTACTTGGTATTCCGAATCCTGACCTGCCTGTATAACCAGTACCAATGATTCCTTGTCCGCCATCACCACCTGTGTTTGTTGATGCATCAAAGCCTGAGCTATATGCTCCACCGCCACCACCTGCTGATCTCAATGATGCTCCACCTGGTACATCTTCATTACCACCATCATTACCAGCCGGAACTCCATCAGATGGAGTTGCTCCTATACCAGTTCCTGGCACGCCATCTTTCCAATCAGCGCCTGATCCTGATCCACCATCTTCATCACCTGGAAATCCTGAATAACCCATACCTCCTCTTAAAAGGTTTTTAGTTATATTACCTGAAATTACTGTGTCATAGGATATACTAGAATTTGTGGCCTCAACATTACTACCTACAGCAGAACTACCGCCAGTACCTACATTAACAGTAATGTTACTATTATTTACTAAATTAATAACTTTGTCTGCATCTCTGCTTAATATTGTAAAAACATAAGCACCTGCTCCACCACCACCTCCAGGTGATGAGACATCAGACCCTAGAGATCCGCCTCCTCCTCCAGCAACAGCATGTATGTTTACATTTCCATTGTTTTGAAAAGACTCTGTTGGATATTTACTTAAATTACCAGTATCTACTGTTAGTACTGTTGTACCTGTGGTGAGAACCTCAGTAACTCTTCTTCCAGCCATTTCTGTAGTACTGCAAAACGCATTTGCGGCTGGTTCAGAATTACCATTTAAAGCAGATAATATAGTAGTAGTACCTCCTGTAATACTCATACCTGTCTCTTGCGTAATATAAACATTACTGCTCATAGCTCTAACTTGCCTTTGCTGTCCTGGTGTTCCAGTTGCTTTTGTAATTGCTAGATATATATCTGTGTTTGCACTAACTCTGCTAAAGTTATCATAATCGCTTAGTACAGATGTGATAGTAATATCACCACCTGCTCCTACGGTAGCATTTCCAAAGGCTCCATTAAAATCAGATGTAGAACCTGAGTTACTTTTTATAAAACCTATGCCTCGACTAGGCCATCCAGGTATGTTAAAATCGTAACTTCTAAAATAATCCCCAGCCGCAGTAGTCTCTGGATATAAAATATAATCAGCCACATTTGGACTATGTATTTCTGCGCCTACTACAGTACCCACAGGTAATTTGGTAGAAATAGTCCAGGTTATTGTTCTGTCTTCGTTACTAAACGCTGTTGAAATACTGGATATATCTCCAGTTGTTGATATTAGTTGATTGTTTACTAATTTGTTTATTCCTAACATCTTATCTACTCCGGCTTAGTTGGCCATACTATATCTTCTATGGCTGTATATGTTGTTGTAGGCAAGTCACGTAATGCTTGTCTGTACGTTGCCCATTCTGTTTTCTTTGCATCTGATAATGGTGAATCTATAGCCTGTGTCCAATCACATGCAGTAAGTTCATGTCCTCTTCTAACACGCAAGTATTCCATAACGTTTACTGTAATTATTTTGTCTTCTACTTGTAATGTTTCTAAGTTAACTTGTTTAGCATTTATATTGCTAACATCTAGATCAAGACTTGCATGTGTAGGGTTTTCTGCAAGTCTACGTGCAAGTATATCATCATTCATTGATCTACTTACTATAATTTGTCCTGTTGTTTTATCATATATTGTTCTTTTCATTATGCAGAACCTTTTGTAATTTTAATTGTGTCAAATTGCAGACTGTTAAAACCTCTTTCACCACTGCCATTTTGATCAATACTTGTAAAACCTTGTAAGGCAATGTTTGCACTAACTGGTTTGTAATCTGCAGTCAAACCATATGAACTATTTGTTGGATCTGTAGAGAATTCTTGTGCAACATATACAGCAGGAATAATACTGCCTGTAGGTATGTTATTAAATATAATACCTTCTTGTGGTACTTGTTTGTCCACAGTGGTTGTACCATTATCAAATTTTAGTATGATATTAGACCTAAGTCCAGTATTATATGCCGCAGACACAGAACCTATAAGTTGTCCACTTGCTGTAAAGGCATAATCACCAATATCAATACCTGTAACATCAAATTCTTCAATAGCGTTTAAGTTAGCAAAAGAACTACTAGTTGAACCAGCAGGCATACTAACATTTGCCGCCAATGCGGCTTGTAATTGTGTACCAGCACCAAATGTACTCATTACTTCATTTGGCACAAAGTTCTGTGCGTTAAATGATATGTTTGCTGTTTCTGTAACTCTGCTTTTCATACCTAAGTATGGATTAGCGGCGTTGATAGCCATACGCACACTTGATACATTGCCTATTCTTTGATTATTACTCAAGAACTTTAAGTCTACACCTAAATTAGTTGTTACACCACCTGCAAAGAACACATTAGCACTTTGTCCATATATGTTTGTGGTAGGAGTACCTTCAGTACCATCACTCATCACAGGAGTAACTTTCATTTCCATTTGTGGAAAGAATGTGCCTGTTGCTGGTGTTACTGGCACACTCAAGAAAGGTCCACCTATATCACCGGTGCTTGGTGCCATTGGCAATGTTATAAGACTATATCCTATTGTAGTAATTGTAACACCTGAGACACTACTAACTATGTTAGCACTAGTATTGTTTTGATTATCAGCAACAATAATGTTACCTACTGCAACAACACTATTACCAAATGTATTCCAATATCCAGGAATACCAGTAACAGGTAAGTCCGAAGTATCCGTTGCTGTTATATGTGTGTAAACACTATCATCATATTCTAGTAAAACAACACTAACTGATAACATACCAGATTCAGACTCTTTTTCTGTTACTCTCATGACTCTAAATAACTTATTAGTAAAGCCATATGTTGTGTTTGTTAACTTAACAATATCACCTACATCTGTTTGTATAGCGGCATAGTCTGCCTCTAATTGTACAACTAAGTCTTTTCTCGATTGTCGTAAGTCTATTTGTGCAAGGTTAGTAACACGTGGTGCATCATTACATATTGGGTAACGTGTGCTTAATTTGTTAGTAGGCTCATTTGCATTTAAATCTCCTGCTGGTGTTGTAACAAATAATGTTGCTGTTTGATCACGTTCTGTACCATCTGGATATTCTGCTTCTATTTGATTATATTGAGAATATAATTGTGTACTGGTAACATCTATTGCACCAATAACATTGTCATCGTCAAACACATAAGCCGCACTTTTCTCACCAGTAGTTGCTTCTCGATTAGGAACTACTTGGAACTTGCCTATTTTAGGATTATATGTAAAGAATGTGCTACATGCTTGACATATTAAGTCAATGTTGGTAAACACATTAGAATATGTACCCATCATACCATTAATTTGCCATCTGTCATGGTTAGCAGATGCTCCACCACTAGTTGTAAATGCTACTTGCTCTGTTGCATAACTTGTAAGTGCGGCAATACTAGTTGCATCAATATCTGACGCACTAAGTCCTGCTCCGTATCTGCTGTTTTTGAGATAATCATCTAGTACTGCACCTGGTTCTGAAAGACTGTTTGTTATTTCTGTGGTATATTGTCCAAGGCCTGTAAGTCCATTTTCTTGATCGTAATCTATTTGGAATACCACGTAAACAAGTCCTTCATAACTTGTATTGCCATCTATAGTAGATAATAATGTTGTTGCGGCAACTGGTGTGCCTGTTGTTGGAAATATCTGATTGCCACTTGCAGTACCACCAGCATATATTCTCACACGCATTTTGCCTGAGATATCATTTGCCGCAGTACCATTAGCATCTGTTACTGATGTTACAATATGGCTACTTGCACCTGAGCCAAAATTCAACTTCTGATCGCCTCTGTATTGATCTCCAATAGTGTATGTACCTGAGTCTGTTTTTTCACCTATAATTATAACATAGGTCATTGTATCATTGCTGTTAGATATACCAGCGTCTGTGATAAGTCCACTAGTCAAGTTCTTACCATAAAACACAGGAATCTTATTGTCTGTGCTTGGTGCTACTTGTACTTTTACTCCAGGATCTTTTGCATTTGCCATGCTAGGCGGTTTGAAAACACCTAAGGCTTTAGATGTAGCCATAGCAATACCACCTGCTAAAATACTAGTAGCAATACCGGCAAATGTTAATGTACCTGCCGCGGCAAATGTTGCGGCAAAACCTGCCCCTGTGATTGCACCTACGATTGCACTTGCTATTGCTGTAAAGACTGCCATATGTTATCCTTCGTAAATATAATTCTTTTCTACTGGACGCCAACCTCGTTTTTCTAAATCAAAGTCTGGCGACTGTTCCATGTTTGTTAGTGTGAAGCCTGATATCTCTCCTGCTTCTTGTAGTGCTTTACCGAATTTGATATATCTAAGTAGTAACTTGTATCCTGCACTAGTCATTCTGTGTTCTGGGTCAACCCACCAAGCAATCTCTTTGAGTGTTTTGATGTGTGGTAACCAAGGATCTGGTTGTGTTTGTCCAATCAGCATACCTATTGTTTTTTCTTCATGTTCTGCTAACAGTATACAACCTTCTTGCATAAAGGAACACAACAAACGTCTTACCCATGTGTCTCCATACTCCGGATCACGTTGTGGTGCATATGGTGATGAATTTGCAAAGTCTATCATCATTTCCATAATGCGATCAAAGTCTTGTATTGTGGCTTTTCTTATTTTCATTATCTCATGCCAACGTTTATATTGATGTTATCATAAGGACCACCGCCACCGCCACCTCCGCCGCCGCCGTAGCCGCCGCCTCCGGTGTATTCTCTACCAAAGTCAAATGATGTGCCATTAATTACAGGTACTCTATCAAATGTTTTATCTCCTGCAAAGAATTGATTTCTATCTGTGGGATTTGTACGTTGTCCATTTACTCTGTTCTCTAATATTGTGTTTATACTTGCAACACTTATAGCAACTGAGTTAGTTATATCACCATTTTCTAAATCTACGTTCTCTTTTATTGCAAAATTAGTAATAACACCTTTATAACGAGGATATACGTTACTAACAACATAAGCATCGTCAAAGAATGCTCTAAATATAGTTACAGCACCACCTTTAACAGGGTTTTGCATAACTGTTTGCACATTACCCGCAGGTATTCCTGTTAAAACCATGGTTAAATCGCCGTTAGTTGTCTTGATATCCTCTTGAAATTCACCTACATTTAGAAATGCACCTAGTTCTTGATAAGTGTTTGAATCATATACAATTGATTTCCAACTGTTTGAAATATAATAAGTTGTTGAATCTATTTGTAACTGTATAAGCAAACAATGTTTGATATTATTTGCAGTTACTTCTGTGATTGTTGTTGACATTAACCGTCCTCTTTTCTAATGAACTCTAAAAATTCAAAGTCTGAATCAAATTGTAATAAGTCATGTGGTATAACTGAATATCTTGGCTTGTTAATCATTTTAACACGCCATGTAACTGCTGATCCTACTACAATACCTTTACCACTAAGTGTGTATGAGTCTTGTGGTATAAAAGGTCTACTAAGAGGTATAGACACACTAGTTGCAGTGGTGTGTGCCACATCTGCTGTTACTTGATAAGGGTATCTATAACTACTTGCTGGTTGTATGTAGTCACCTTTCTTGAATAAGAATGTGCCGGAACCAGCCGCCGCGGCATTTACTACTAGTGTTGAACCAGTTGCTGATACACATGTAACACCGCCTATGCCATCGCTATCTCCCTGATATGCTGTAATGTATGCTAATGAAGTATTAGTTGTACCTATGTCTATTGTGCTTTCTTCTGTAACATCTAATGCGTTGAGGTCTTCTGTTAAGCCTCTGTTTGTAGAATACTGTAAGCCACCTCTCATACCAGATGTGAATTGGTAAGGTACAGCACTTACTACTTCAGAAGTAAGTAATCTACCAGATCTTGATATTGATTGTCCAGCAATCTTCTTTCTGTATATTGTAACGAATGTTGCGTTATCTACTATTGTTTGTAAGCTCATTATCTTGGTTGTCTCCTCGCACCAACTTGGGTAACGTTATATAAGTATTCAGGATCACTAGCAACAAGTTCTTTGAATGAACGTGCATCTACGGCATTGATGTTGTATGTTACTTGTCCACCTAGTCCACCATTAGGAACAATACTGCCTGAATTATTAGGCATAAACAGTTCTGGCCCTTGTTCTCCCACTATGTAAGGTCTGTTTTTCATAACTGGTCCGCCACTTGCTCTACCAGGTATAAGATTACTTAAGAAACCTGTTAGGCCTCCTCCTGTCATACCAGAAACGGCACCACCGGCACCAAAAGATACACCAAACAATGAACCTAATATAGGTTGTATAATTTGTAATCTAAGTATATCGGAAAGTATTTGTTTAACCATTTTCTTGAAGAAGTCTTGGAAAGCCGCTCCTGCACTTTGCCCTTCTAAGAATGCTGTAGCAAGATCATCACTTAAGGCTTTTTGTGCTTTGCCTAATGAGTCTAGGAAGTTAGCCATGCCTTCATCTTCTTGGAATGCGGCATCTAAGGCATCTTGGGCCGCCGCGGCATTCTCAGCCAATTCAGGGTATTTCTCAATGAGTGCGTTAAGTTGTCTTTGGAATTCATTATATTCTTCTGTGGTTAATTTTAAGCCATCTAGACTATCTATAAAGTCTTGGAAGGGTGTAAGTCCCATAATACCATTTAAACGTTCTATAGCAAAGCCAAATGCTCTTGTAGATATAAGTCCAGCATCAAGGAATTCTCTCAATGTGCCTACTGCTTTAGCGGCAAACACTTGTTCAACAGCCATATCATTAGAAGATTTTAGTATGTCTGCTAAAAATTCTTGGTAGTTACTTAATGGATCATTGCTGTCAAATATTTCATCTTTAAAATCTTTAACTGAATTCTTTGCTTTGTCGTATCCTTTTTGAAACGCTTCAGCGGCGTCGGCAGCCGCTTTTGTTTTTATGGCTAACTTAGCCGCTTCTTCGGCCGCTAGCCTTTCTTGTTCAGCCTGGAAGGCTAACACATGTGCATTTTGTTTTACTGCTTCCGTAACTTTTTCTGTTTTTTCGCTAAATATACCTAGAAATACGCCTAGATCCATAAAGCCGTTTTTGACCATATCTAGGCCTTGTCCAACTAAGGCAAATAGACTTGTATCAGTAAATAATCGTATAAGTCCATCTAATGCTAATGTAACACCAGCAACTATGGCTATTACAGGTGCTAACGCGGCTAAGGCGGCTCCTAATGCTGTTATAACACCGGCTATACTTGCGCCTGTTAAAGCAGTTCTAACTACACCTATAGCAAATCCTAAGTCTTTAAATCTTGCGGCTAACGTAACTAATACACCACCTTTAAAGAAGGCGATAAGTCTATCAGCAAATAAAACAAATCCATCTAGAGACGCTTTTGTACCTAATTTAAATATTAAGAAAGCACCTGCTAGTATTTCTAAGGTGTTTCCTAGCCCGTTCATAACAGAACTTAAAAGTTCTGTGTTATCTGCTAATTTGTTAATTGCATCAGTTACTGATCTAATACCTGTTGCGGCATCATCAGAGAATGTAGTAAATAGTGCAACTTTAAATTTGTCTACAGCATCACCTAGTTGATTTAACTCAAAATTAACTAATCCTACTTGACTTGCTAAAGCACCACCAAAGTTCTGTTGCAAGCCTTCTAATAAAGCTCGAACTATTGTATTTGCACCGTCGGCTGTTTTACCAAATTCTGATACTTCTAATCTAGTAAGATTTAATTTTTCTTGTAAGATGTTGAATACTGGTATTCCTCTATCAGCCAGTCTGTTTAGATCCTCTAAACCTAATCCACCTGCTGTAGAACGCGACACTAAGTCTAGTGCGGCTTGAAACGTTCCCATCTGGTCAGTTGTAACTGAGGCAGTATCGGCAAATGTCATTAACAGTTCTTCAGTTGGTTCAACACCAGCACCTTTTAACTGTACAAATGCTTGTGTAAGTTGTGCTACACTAAATTGTGTTGATGAAGCAAAGTCTTGTACACGTTGGAATGCCGCGGCTCCTTGATCAATGCCACCAAATACAATGTTTAAAGAATTTTGTAAGTCTTGGAAAGCGGCACCAGTTGAAACAATACCTCTAATTGCTTGGGTAGTTCCAATGGCGGCTAGTGCGGCACCTATAGCACCAAAGGCACTGACACTAGATTGCTCAAAGCCTTTAACTTGCGTTTGACTTTGTTTTAATGATCTATCAAATTGTTTACTGTTTAACTCTAATGTTACTTCTATGCTTCTTGCCATTATAATTTCCTTATTTGATTACTGATATAATCTTCAATAAAGTCTATAGTAGGATCTGTAAAGCCATCGGGTGCTTGTCTACTCCAACCTTCGTCCAATCTGCCAGCATAGCCGTACTTACTGCGAATTTTAAGACTGTTACTTTGATGAGTAGTCTTACGTCTTGCATTGCCAGACCGAATTGGAGTCTCACTTTTGAGAAAAGGAAAAGCCTTCTTCATGGTTTCAACAGGCAGTCCACTTAATTGTTTGAACAATTTGTTTACTTGTTTTGTATCTACCGTAGTTCCCATTTATTTTTCCTTACCAGTTACCTTAGTATGATATGCTTCTAAATCGTCTTGACTTACAAAGTCTCCCATACCTTTTTTGTTTTCTTTTGCATTTAAGTATGCTTCATATGTGTGTGCAACGTCCATTACCATTACATCAAACGAATCAGCATTTTTCAACAATTCACTAGGTAACTTGCTGTACCGCCTTCCCATTGCATCAAACATTAATATAGTGTTTGTGTCTGGAGAGCCTTCTACTATAGTATGGCTTGTTACTTTCCCAGCCTTTCGCCTATCATAGATATTGCTTCTATCATGACATCCATAGGTAACACTGATTCACCATTAATAATTGGTTCACCTTCTTCATTTAAGATTAGGTCTTTCATAAGCATAGTCATACTGCCAGCGTCTTTGCTGTCAGCGTTTGCTAATTTAGTGAAAGTGTCTAGGGGTTGTCTATCAAAGCAAAAAAATTCTAAAGTATCACCGTATTTTTCTACTAGTTCTGCTTTATCAATCTCTATCTTGATTAGTTCTGGTTTTTGTGATAATTCTGCTAATTTCATATCTTTATTCCTTTATATCTCTATCATTTAAATTATGTATAGCACTTAAACAAAATGCTATCCTGTTTTGTGCTTTTGACATATCGCCATTAGCACAACGAAGTTCATTCTGAGCCTTCGCTATCTCTTTTTCCATCGACTTTATGATCTCCGGAATGGTCTTGTTTTCCCATATCTGCATGTGTATTTACCTCTTTCTTTATATCTTTATGTTTTTTAGAATGTTTAGAATCAGGTAATTCAATACCATGTTCTTTAGCATATTCGTCTAGGTTATGGCATTCGCCATCTACCATAATGCTTCTGTCTTTGTTACCTGTCCACTCGCCGTCAACAAATAATCTCATGAATTTATGTGTCATATCTTTATCCTTTAATAATACAACTCCCCCAAATGAGGGAGTTATATATGTTTTGGGTTACCTATTAAGTAATCGGTGTTGACGTTAGTTCACCATTAACAACAATTTCCATTGGTGTTAGCCAAACAGCCGCATCCATAGATGCAGTTGGGGCCAATCCACTTATGAATCCTTTACCTGAGATTTTATGATCTCCTGATTGTGATCCTTGGAAAGTAACAGAGAAAAATACCTCTGTTTTGTCTGTTGATGTTTTAAATAAGCCGTCATCAGCAATTTTGTTAGTGTTTCCTGCTGTGTCTAGTCCGAAGAATGTTTCTTCGTCTAACAACATGTTAAGTGAAACAGAGTTCTCATTAACTGTTGTAAATGCACTAGAACTAGGGCTATCTAAAGTTGAATATCTAACAATACCAGGTGATGCATTGATTGTTACATCTTGCATAAGTGGAATTACCATTCCACCACTCACTGCTGGTACTGCCAACGGTGCTGTATTACCTAGCGTTAGGATGCATTCGGTACCCGGGGTTACGTTTATTACTGCCATTGTATTTCTCCTATATGGTTGTAAAATTATACTCGAAAGTATATGTTATAAAATCATTTTCAATCTCATGTTCGTAACTGGATTCAGCAACTTGAACATTATATCCATTTGCTGTATTAATTACGCTCTTAGCATTGAGCATGTTTTCTATAACGGTTGGGTTAAGTGCGTTAATATTTTTGGCATCTTCTGTTAAGAAGGCTTGAACTGTAGTGTCGGTTTGATAGACATTACCTTGATCCAATGTGCGATACAATTGGACTTTGGCTTCTTCTTCATCACCGACATACACTACACGCATGTTCTTGACGTATAAAGGCTCACCACTAGCATTCCATGGTAGTTCGTTACGTTCCAGACTATAGTCTGTACTTGTAACGCCACCATTGGCTACTGTTTCTGCCAATTTAGCCATGATGTTAGATCTAATTGACATTAGTTAACTCTCACAACTGTTGATCTACGTCTTGAACGTCTTACGGTTTGGGCTGACCAAACCTTTTCAGAATCTTCCACAGTACCATCATTGTCTGCATCGTACCAATCAGCAAGTGCTATAAGTTCGTTAAACAAACCTTGGAACTTGTCCTCATAATACTTTATCTTCTGTACCTCTGCGGAATCCTCTTGCGAGAAGTCTCCTACTAGAGGTAGTAGATAATAATACATACAATAAAACACACAAAGATCAGTAAATTCTTGTTTTCTACCTAATACTAAATTTGCATTGAAATCAGGCATCAGTGCCGGTCTCGACACTGATTGATTTGTATATGCCAAATAGCCTTGGTACCAAGAACTTGCCTTAAATTTAATCTTTATGCGATCTGTACTCTTTTGAAGCATATCTTCTACGAAATCTGTAGTATCAACAAAGCCTGACTCTGCTGGTACCTTGATTGCGTTTGCTTCTAATAGTCGTTGATCCTTCTGCAACACGTCGGTGAATTCTGCGAATGATGTTACGTTTCCTGCGCCGTCTGTTACAAATGCCATAATATTATCCTAAAATTAAGTTAAGCTCGCTAGTGGTAAGTTGTTAGAACGGAATAATGCCGCGCCAACTGCCTGACCTACTAATCCATCTTGGAATGCTCTGTTACCAATGTCACTTAGTGATCCCACTGCTGTGGCTCCACCTGCTAGTGCAACTTGTTGGTTTAAAGCAAATTCCATTGCTGGATCAATAACTGCGATGTAGTTACCGTTATCTAATGTTGGAGCATTTGCTACTCTAAGAGTAGAAACACCTAATGCAACACTTGAGATGCTGGCACCGTTAGTGGTAACGTTACCACCGACTGCGTTTAAGGCTGTCATTTTAACACCAAATCCTGGATTGATAGCCGCATAACCGTCTCTGATAGATCCTCTGAATTCATGTACTTGTGTATCCACGTTGTACCATGTTTCAACTAAAGGACCGTCATCTTTAACTGCATAACCTAATGCTTCTGGTGAGAAGATAATGTTATTAGTTGATGTAACAGCACTTGAGGCTGTTCCTACTTCACCTGTGAAGGCAGTAGCCGCGATTAGCATTCCTGCTATGTCTGTTGCTTGAGCTAGTCCACCACCAATTCTTTGTAGAGTTGATCTGTATACTAAGTCATATCCACCGTCGCTTAATGCTTCTAGTGTTACGTCTGATCCAACACCTTTCTTAACTAGAGCTACGTCTACGTTAGTTGGTGTAAAGATTGATGAGTTACCGATTGATGCACCTTCAGCCACTGTTGATGCGTTAACATATGCGTTAGCGATTGGGAATCTTACTGTTCCACCTGTTTCGCCAACCATATTGATTGAGTTCCTAATTAATTCTGAGTTAGGGAGCAGAGTGTTGTTCATAAAGTATGGTACAAGATCTGCAACTAAGTCAGTATATAACTGAGCAACTGTTGTTGAGGTTGTATTTGCCATTGTAGTTCTCCTATAATATTGACAATTTTTTTGTTATAAGGTAATGTTTAACCATTAACCTTTTTGTTTCGGATTTCGCTAAGTCTAGTCTTTATCATATTATCTGTGATTGCACTAGAACTAACTGATCCTTTGTTACGATTAAGACGTAAATCTAAATACGCCTGTCTGTATGCCGGGTCTTTCTTTACTTTGTTTTGGTCTACTGGTTTTGAAACCTGTTTCCCATCACTTGCAGTACTGAGTTCACCTAATGGCACGTCAACACCTTGCTTTCCAAATTTAAGACCTAAGTTCTTACCTACTAATTCTACAGCACTTGCATAGTCTGGTGTTTCACCATCAGTGGTAAGATAACTCTCACCAGTTCTGATTGCAAAAGTATCACCTTCTACTGCTAACATATTGTCTGCTTTCATCAATTTGACTACTGCTGACTTCTGTTCTGCTGTCCAATTACCAGGCATTGCATTATGCAAATTACCCATATGGTCCTTTAACAATAAGTCTGTTTTAAGGCTGGTTACTTGTGATTTAAGTTCTTCTACAGTTGCTTCACGTTTCTTAACTGCATCTCTTAATGATTCAACATTTAGTGATGAGCCTTCTTCGCCAGGGTTACTGTCTTGAAGTGCTTTAACTACACCTTTAACACTATCAATGCTATCAACGTTCAAGTCTGAAATTAATCTTGACTCTACTTCTCTTTTAGCATTGGCGCCTATTTTGTTTACGTCATCACGTGTATAAACACGAGTGCCATCAACAAATAACTTACCGTCTCTTTGTTCAACGCTTGGCGTTGTATTTTTCTCAGATTTA